CGCATAATAACCGGTTTCTCCTGAGTGAATGATGACAGAAAAAGAGACCAGATTGGTAGAAGAGAACGTCCCGCTTGCGGTGTATACCGCAGGTCAGTGGATGAAGAAAGCAGTGTTGGAGTGGGAAGATGCCCTGTCGGCAGCGGAGTATGGGCTTGTCAAGGCGGCAATGAGCTTTGAAGAGGAGCGTGGCTTCTGTTTCAGCACTTATGCGGTAAGTGTCATGGAGAATGAGATCCGGATGGAGCTGAGGAAGAGGAACAGACGAAAAAAAGTCGTGTATTTTGGGGATCCGGTCAGTGGGGCAGAAGGATTGACACTGGGAGACACGATTGCAGATACCAGAGACCATTTTGGGATGTCGGAAACAGTGCATGATCTGATCCGAAACAGAGATCTTACGGAGAAAGAGCGGGAAGCGGTACTGCTTCGGTTTCAGCATCCAGAGAAGACCCAAGAGGAATGTGGCCAGATGATTGGGATTGGACAGTCTGCGCTTTCGAAGTACCTGAACAGTGCAAGGCGGAAACTGAAAAGGGTTTAAACCAGAACAAACGAAAGGAGCCGCCTCCGGCCGGGGAAAGGGTATATATGTTAGATTTTGGATTTTACAACATGGACTGTATGGAGGGAATGAAAGAATTTCCTGATAAGTATTTTGATCTGGCTGTTGTCGATCCACCATATTTCAGCGGGCCGGAGAGACGGGGATTCTACGGAAGAAAAATAAGCCCGATAGGAGTCCAGCGTATATACGAAAAAGCAGAAAGATGGGAAATTCCGGGTCCGCAATATTTTAAAGAGCTTGAAAGGGTATCGAAACATCAGATCGTTTTCGGATGCAACTATTTCAGATGGTATTTTCGGCCGGGGCGTATTGTATGGGACAAGTGCAACGGGAAAAGTACCTTTTCTGACTGTGAGATTGCATCCTGCAGCTTACATGATTCTGTAAGACTATTCCGTTATATGTGGAATGGGATGATGCAGGGGAAATCTATTGATCAGGGATGGATGCAGCGTGGGAATAAGGCACTGAATGAAGTAAGGATTCATCCCACGCAAAAACCTATAGACTTATATCGCTGGATTATACGGGAATACATAAGACCGGGATGGAAGGTGCTTGACACTCATGTTGGAAGCGCAAGCAGTCTGATCGCTTACGGAGAAGCAGGAATTGAGTATGTAGGGTTTGAAAAAGGTGAAAAAATATATGAAAAAGCGAAGAGAAGACTTAAAAAGGAAATGGCGCAGATGAGTATTTTTGATTTAGGTGTAGAAAGAATTTAAGAAAGGAGCCAGCCTCCGGCCGGGGTAAGGGTATACCGGGCTTCTTAGAAAAATGGATAAAGAGAAAAAATCAATAGAGAGAATAAAGATGGCAAGTGAAATGAGCCTACATCACTATGGAAAACCGCTTGTTTGCACGTATAGCGGAGGGAAAGACAGTGATGTGATGCTAGAGTTGTTCAAACGATCCGGAATACCGTTTGAGGTGCATAACAGTCATACAACGGCTGATACTCCACAGACAGTAAATCATATACGGGAGACCTTCCGTTTACTGGAACTGGGGGGAATCACATGCGAGATCCAAATGCCTACATACAAGGGCGAGCGGACCAGCATGTGGAAATTGATACCGGAAAAACTGATGCCTCCTACACAATTAGTAAGATACTGTTGCCAGATTCTAAAAGAAAATGGGGTAAGAAACAGATATATTGCAACGGGTGTAAGGTGGGAAGAGAGTGTGAAGAGAAAGACCCGTGGAGAGTTTGAGAAAATTGGAAAGACAAGGAATGATGCAGAAAAATTCAGCACGGTAATGTTGCTGGAAGATAATATCAGCAAGAGGCGCATGACGGAATTATGTATGCAGAAAAATAGTATGGTTGTGAACCCGATTATAGACTGGACATATACGGATATTTGGGAGTATATACATTCCGAAAAAATTAAAGTATGTGATCTATATAACTGCGGATATGATCGTGTTGGATGCGTTGGTTGTCCGATGGCTGGAAAGAAACGGTATCGGGAATTCGCAGATTTTCCGAAGTATAAAAAACTTTACTTGCACGCTTTTGATAGAATGTTGAAGGAACGGGATAGGAGAGGAAAAGAGAGTAATTGGAAAAACGCGGAAGAAGTATTCGACTGGTGGATGGGAAATGATGATATACCAGGTCAAATGTTCTTAGATGAAATTTGTGGTGATGAGAATTAAATCACAACAAACGAAAGGAGATCAGAGATGGCGAAGTTATTAAACAGACCATATACGAACGAAGAAAAGAGGCAGATTCTTGATATGCTGCGGGGAAACATAAACAGAATATCTGTCTCGACTGATGTCGAAGAGATTGTATGTCAGCTAAATTTTGCTGTGGATAGGCTGTCTGCGGTGGCTTATTCGAGGATTAAGGAGATCAGAGATGGAGATCAGAGATGGAGAGATTAACAAGCAGAGATGAGAAAGGAAATCTTAATGTTGACGGAAAAGAAGTATATGCAGGATATCTGTACAATGCAGTAGCACTCCTGGAAGAATACGAAGACACCGGGCTCACCCCGGAGCAGATCATGGAGCTGAAAGAAGCAGTTCAGAAACTCGAAAATATATTCGGAGATGAAATTACAATTAATCAGGTTATTGATTTTTTCGTTGATTTCTATATTGCACAGGGTGATCCAGACAGAGGGGAAAAAGCAGAACTGTTGACAAACGAAGAAGCTGCGAAGTGGCAGGAGCTGAAAGAGCGGGATACGGCGAATAAACCCGTGCAAACGGAAGATGGAATGGTATGCCCGATATGTGGTAGCAAGGCAGTTCCGTGGAGCCGGTTCTGCGATGAATGTGGACAGAGATGGTGGGAAAAGGAGGACTGACATGACAGTAAAAGAGCTGGAAGAATTTTTAAAGAATGTGAATGATAAAAGTAAAACAGTGTATTTCTATCATCAAGAAGATAATCCATTTAATGATGGGATTGGGACAGTAAATGTGTTTGAAGTATCGAAAGACGAAGAGAATACAGGAAACTTTGAGGGTGTATACATACAGGGATGTTAAAGGAGGACTGACATGTTAAGAGAAAAAACAGAAAGGCAGTTAGAAGAAGTATATCAAAGCCGAAAACAATATTTGAACAAAAAAGATTGCTGTGAGGAATTACATGAAATGTGCAGAAACTGCGAAAATTATTGCGGATGGAAAAACCACGATTACGAAGGATGTAGGAATCTTGCATGTTTTAAAAATTGGCTTGGCCTTGAATACCTTGACTGGGTAAATGGATATTAAGGAGATAAAGAGGAGGATTGACATGCAGGAATTAGAGAAGATTCTGGAAGAAATAAATGACAGATTTGAAAATCTGACTATTGCTGATGATGAATGTAGAAAAACAGCACTTTCAAAACACAATTATGAACAAGTAAAATATTTTCAAAATGCAATGTTTTATACAGAAAGGGCAAAAGGCATTGTAGAAGAAATCATCCACAAGCACATGGGAAATGACGGCTGGATTCCGGTGGAGGAGCATTTGCCGGAAGATGGACAAATTGTAATTATTAGCATGTACAACAATATAAAATGGGTAACTATTGGAAGTCAGTGCGGAGGAGTATGGAAACCATATAACTACATAACAGATTTGGGAATAGATGTGAAAGCTTGGCGATATCTTCCAGATCCATACCGATCGGAGAAAGGAGAATGAAATGACAGTTATTAAACCTCTTACACCTAACTTAAGGAAAGAGATAATCGACGGAATTAACGCACAGAGAAGAGAACTTGATACATGTCAAAATACAGCTTATGTATCAATACAAAAAATTAGTTTGGAGACACTTGAAAAACTTATTAGAGGGTTGCCGGACGGATATCCGATCCCGCTTGAAAGGAGAAGAAATTGAAACGAAACAGGATGGAACACGAAAAGAAGATTGATACAGCGAATCACTATGACTGCCTGGAGACGGATGTGCGGGAGGATGCCAGGAAGAATTTCAAGCGTCAGACGTATAAGTCGGTTGATGTTGCACAGTACATGGCGAAGAAGTTTGGGATTGGAGGTGATGCCGATGGACAAAAAGATTCTTGAAGACTACATAGATGCCTGCGAGTTTATCAAGGAGACGGAAGCGGAGATCAAGAAGCTGGAGAAGAAAAAGAGGTTTGTTCAGGACAAGGTTCGGGGGAGTAATCCAGACTGGCCGTACGAAGAGCGGTCTTTTAGCCTGGGCGGATCGGTTGAGACGGCAGCAGATGCCTTTACGCTGGCAAGAGAGAAGAGGATTCTGGAAGAGCAGAGGAAGGTAGCTTCGGATCTGAAGCTTGGAGTGGAAGAATGGATGAAGGAGATTCCGTTCCGGATGCAGAGGATTATCCGGTACAAGTTTTTCAACCGGCTGAGCTGGGAAGAAGTGGCTACTTTGATGGGTAAGAATTGTACAGAGAATGGTGTAAAAAAAGAATTTGAAAGATTTATGAGACAAAAATAAAGTTTGTCACGAATGTCACACATGTCACGATTTAAATTGCTATAGTATATGCTGAAAGAAGTGGATGAAGCACTTCTGGATGGGCTGTTGAGCTCAGACAATTTTCTCCCTCGAACACTACATACAAGAAAGGCGCTCTACAAAAAAGTGTGGAGCGTTTTTCTTGAAAGTTGCCAGAAGATGAAATATTATAAAAGTGGGTTTTGGTGTGAGGAGAGGGAGGAATTAGGATTGGAAAATAAAATACAAGATTTGATAAGTGCTACTAAAGGTGTAATGGGAGAAGTTCTGGCAGAAGATGCTATTCCAAAGTTGGCAGAGGAAATGCTGAAAGGTACTGTTCTGGAAGCTACAAGTGGAGCATTTAGCATGTTGTCGCCTAGAATTGGAGGCGTTATGGTTGCATATCAGCAAAGGCGCTGGGAACGTAATTGGGAGAAGTATATATCGCTTATTTACGAAAGACAGCGTGAGTTTAATGAACGTTTAGAGAAGTTGGACACTGAAATGAGAAAGAAGTTTAGGTATGATTTTTTTCCATTGGTTTCAGATTTTGTTCAAAGTGAAAAGCAAGAAGAAAAGATTGGATTAATTGTGAATGGACTTACTAATATAGCGGGAGGGATTAATTGGCAGGAAGATGTGGTTCTTATGTTTTATGACACTCTTTCACAGTTGAACTTATTGGACTTGAGATTGCTAAAACTATATGCATCGACATATATAGAGCGGGATGACAATGATGATATATACAAACTAATGAACGAATGCCAAATTGATAATTCACAAGCAGGTATGATAAGAGAAAAGCTTGAGCGTTTGGGATTAATTCAGAGTAAAAATGAAGAAAAAATATATGAGAATATTGAGAATGTTATTAAATATGTTGAAGATATTGCTAAAGGAAAGAAAGATCCTAAATTAAAAAGGATTAAAAATGTTCCCAAAAGTGAATCATATAGAATTACATCATTTGGATTAAAGTTCATAAAATTTTTTATGAAAAGTTATGAGATTGAAAATTAAAGTTAGTAGTTAGCACCCTTCGGGGTGCTTTTCTCATGCGGGAACGTAGCGCAATGGCAGAGCAAACGGCTTATATCCGGGCGGTTGCAGGTTCGAGTCCTGCCGTTCCTATTGGAAATTTCCTCTAAAACCCTTGACGTACGTATACGTATATAGTATAATAGAATCAAGAAATGAGGAAAGGAGAATGGAGATGGCTAAAAAACATAAGAAAAAGCACCGACTTGAAAAAGCGGCACTCATAGTCAGCATAATAAACGGTCTGGTAACTGCGATTTGCTTAATCTATGAGACGTTTTTCAAATAGGTGCTAGGCGGTGGGCTTGCCACCCATCGCCTATATTATAAGTCATCTCAGCAAATAAATCTATGAGAAAAAGTATAATTGTATCAAATTTATTATCTCTCTTCCTGCTTGGGTACTACGCTGTGACAAAAGGGCTTGACTGGATCATTGGAACTGCGTTGATTATAAGCGTGATATCTAATATTTTGAATATTGTATACGAGGTGAGCGATGGAAGAGAAAAAGGTTAGGCCACAGGATAAGTGGGACGCAAAGGCGGGGCTTGTCTCAAAGACCTACAAAGTCGATGAAAAAGTGGCAGAAGAGTTCCGGGCTGTGTGCAAAAGCAAAGGAATTGCGATGGGGACGCAGATCACTAAGATGATGAAGGAGTTTATAGACCAATCGAATAAGGAATAAGAAGAGAGCATCCGGGAAACCGGATGCTTTTTGAATGGGGGTGAGATATGAGACAGTTGAAAAATTTCTATAAATTAAAACAATGGGAGAAGAAAAGGGAACAGATACTTAGACGGGATCATTTTCAATGTCAGGAGGCAAAAAGGTATGGAAAGTATATGGAAGCAGTGATAGTACATCACATCTATCCATTAGAAGAGTATCCAGAACTTGCATTGAAGAGCTGGAATTTGATTAGCCTGTCGAAAGAATATCATAATCAGATGCATGACAGGAAGACAAATAAAATCACAGATGTTGGTGCGTATTGGCAGAGAAAAAGAAAAAAAGATTTTGATAAATGGAAAGAAAGGCCCCCCTCCCTTTGTGAAAAAAGAAATCGGTATTGGAGAAACGGGCTAGAGGACTCTTTCCAATAGCGGGAATATTTGAAAATATTTTTTCCGGAGGAAAGGAAGTGGACCAAATTGGCAAAAAGTACGCCCACAAGGGACAGTATAAAAAAGAGGACAATCAATTACATGAAAGAGCTGGGAACCTATAAAATACAGTATAATCAAGTGGTTGAGGTTTATTCCGATATGCTGTACCAGTATAATATTCTAAGTAAAAAATTTGAAGAAGAAGGGTTTGAGGCAACTATCGATACAGAAAAAAGTGGTGGAAAAAAATCGCCAATTTTGGCAAGCCTAGAGAACCTGCGAAAGGATATTGGAACCTATTCGGACCGTCTGATGTTAAATGCTAAAACATACAATGCGGAGATAGAACAGCCGAAAAAAGAGAAGTCAGTATTTGCGAGGCTCTTAGAAGGGCAAACATAATACATGGATTTAACTAATATTTCTTCACCGCATTTTCAGACGGCTGTGAAATACGCAAAGAACATTGTATCGAAGAAGATTCTGGCAAATAAGGACCGGATTCTTGCATGTAATAGATTTCTAAAAGATTTGGAAAGATCGGATTTGGATTTCAGGCAGGAGCAATTTGATTTTGTGATTGCTATGATTGAGGGGACGATACATCATGTTCAAGGAGAAGATAAGGAAGGCAACAGCTATAAAGGAAAACTGATGAAATTAACAGATTGGCAGAAATTTGTAATTGTTAATCTGTTTGGTTTCTTCCGTAAAGGGACAGAGATCCGGCGCTTTAATGAAGCGCTTATTTTTTTACCCAGAAAACAAGGAAAAACCTCATTTAGTGCAGCTTTGGCAGAAGCGAAGAGCATCCTCGACAGGCGATCTGGGGCAAAAACATATATTGTGGCGAATTCCGTAAAGCAAACATTAGAGAGTTTCAATTTCCTGGTTGATAATGTGTTGGGTTTGAAACCGAATGTAAGGAAACTGAGAATCCGGGATAATAATCAGGAACATTCCATCGCGGTCGATTTTGGAGACGGTACAGCGGATATTTTCGCTATTGCAAATCAGGAAGATAAGTTGGATTCATTGAACTGTAATTGTTTGATCCTGGATGAACTTCATTCTTGGAAACGCGCCGGAGCAAAGAAATACACATTGATGAAAAATGCGATGAAAGCATATCGGAATAAATTGTTGATTGGAATATCGACTGCGGGAGATATTCCAGACGGATTTCTTGCGAATAGACTGGAAACATTACAAAAGGTGTTAAATGGAAGTATAACAGACAAGACATACGATTCCTATTTCATATTTATTTGTAAGGCGGATCAAGATGAGGAAGGCAATATATTAAATAGCAAAGGTAAGATCACAAGGATGGATGATCCGGAAGTTTTGCGGATGTGCACGCCATCAATCGGTGTAACGGTTACTCTGGAAGATTTGATTTCCGATGCGGAGCAGGCAATGAATGAACCACAGTTAAGAACCGAATATCTAAATAAAACGCTGAATATCTTCACGAACGCCTTGAACGCCTATTTTGATATCAATGAATTTCGGGCTTCGGATAACCAGTATGAATGGACATTAGAAGAACTTGCCAAGCTTCCGATTAATTGGTATGGAGGAGCGGATCTGTCGAAATTGCATGATCTGACATCTGGTGCCCTGTATGGTTCTTATAAAGGTGTGGATATCTGTATTACACATGCGTTCTTTCCAAGAGCTGCGGCTGTGAGAAAAGCGGATGAAGATGGGATCCCACTTTTTGGATGGGAAGAAGATGGGTGGCTTACAATGAGCAATACAGCGACAGTACTTCCGGACGATATTGTAAATTGGTTTCTAACTATGAAGAAAAAAGGATTTCGCATCAAAAAAGTGGGATTTGATAAAAAATTCGGACGAGAATTTTTTCTGAAGATGAAGAAAGCAGGATTCAGAATTCAAGACCAGCCTCAATATTTTTATGTGAAATCCGAAGGATTTCGACACATAGAGGTGGCAGTTAAAAATAAGAAATTTTACTATGTACATTCCGAAGCATTTGAGTATTGTGTGCAGAATGTGCGAGCAATCGAAAAGACAGATGACATGATACAGTACGAAAAAGTGGATGGAGATGGCGGTGTTCGAAGAATAGATCTATTTGATGCCGGAGTTTTTTCATGTTGCCAATATCTTGAAGATCTGGCACTTGGAAATGCGGCAAGCAAATGGCTGAATAGATAGCGGTAAAAGGAGGTGAGGGTGTGTCAAAGAAAAAGAAGAAAAACAAGATTCGTTCTGATCCACAAAATGAGAGTAAAGTATTCGTTTATAAGGGCGCAACATTTTCAGATTTTATCTTGCCATCAGGATACGTCCGGCTGTCAGAGAATCCAGAAATCCGCGCGGCTTGCCAAAAAATAGCAGATTTAGTATCTGGGATGACTATTCACCTGATGGAGAATAAGGAGAGTGGAGACGTCAGAATCAAAAATGAGTTGTCAAGGAAAATAGATATCGAACCCTATTCTTTAATGACAAGAAAAGCATGGGTGTTTAATATTGTCTATTCTATGCTTCTCCCAGGTGATGGAAATGCGGTAGTGCTTCCGATTATGGAAAATGGACTGATTCGGGAATTAAAACCCCTTAGGCCGAATGGAGTTAGCTTTATGGAAGAAAACGGTGGTGATTCATATAAGATTCTATATGAAAACAGAGAATATGAGGCTGATGAAGTATTGCATTTTACGATCAATCCAGATCCAGAACGGCCGTGGAAGGGGACAGGATATCGTATACCGTTAAAAGACGTGGCGAATAACTTGAAACAGGCAAACGCGACAAAAAAGACATTTATGAGTGGGCAGTATATGCCAAGCGTTATTATAAAGGTGGATGCAAATACAGAGGAACTTGCGACCGAAGCAGGCAGGGCACAGGTAAAAAAGAAATATCTTGGAGAAGCCAAACCAGGTGAACCATGGGTGATTCCGGCTGAATTAATGGAAGTTTCAGAAATAAAACCACTGTCCTTAAAGGATATCGCAATCAACGAATCGGTGGAGATAGACAAACGTACAGTAGCAGCATTGCTGGATGTACCAGCTTTTATTTTAGGAGTCGGGACATTCAATAAAGATGAGTACAACAACTTCATCAGGACCAGAATTAAAGCGATTGCGGATACTCTGCAGCAGACTTTGACGAAAGGACTGATATTAAATCCAAACTGGTATTTCAAGTGTAATTCAAAGAGCCTTTTAGCTTATGATACAAGAGAACTTGCTGAGATTGGTATGAATCTTTATATCCGTGGGATTTATACAGGAAATGATGTATTGAACTTGATTGGGGATTCGCCAAAGGAGGGGCTGGATGAACTGGTTATTCTGGAGAACTTTATTCCACAGGGAATGATAGGAGAGCAAAGTAAGTTGAAAGGTGGTGATGGAAAAAATGGAGGAACGTAATAAAAAAAGTCTGACAAGGACGGCGAAAACGGATTTCCAGACCAGGGATGAGAAAGAAGCCGGCAAGGTGATAGAAGGATATTTTGCTGTTTTTAATTCAGAAACAGAATTGTGGCCGGGAGCATATGAGGAGATTGCCCCAGACGCGTTTAATAATACACTTGGAAATGATATCCGGGCATTAGCTAATCACGATACTACATTGGTGTTAGGACGAAATAAATCTGGAACACTGAGGCTCGCAGTGGATTCACACGGCTTGTGGGGAGAAATCCATGTCAATGAAAAGGATTCTGACGCAATGAACCTTTACGAAAGGGTAAAACGTGGAGATGTGGATCAATGTTCGTTTGGATTTAACATCCTGAAAGAAGAAACCGACTGGCGTGAAGATGGGACAGTGAAGTGGAAAATTGAGGAAATCGATTTGCATGAAGTTTCCGTATGCACGTTCCCGGCCTATGAAGACACAGGAATACAGGCAAGGCATAAAGAGTTAGAACAACATAGAGAAAAACGTATGCAGCAGTGGAAACATGAACAGTTGAAGAAAATAGGGAGGTAAACAGATATGGCATTAAAACAGATTATGCTGGCGAAGAAAATCGAAGGAAAGGAAAGAGAGATTGAGAATCTCCGGAATCTGACAAAACAGTTTGAAAAAAGAGAAAAGGAACTGGAGACCGCGATCAGCGAAGCTAAGACAGAAGAGGAGCAGAGAACAATCGAGGAAGAGATTGACAAATATACCAAGGAAAGAGAAGCTCATGACAATAAGGTAACTGAGGCGGAAAAAGAATTAGAAGGGTTGCGGGAGGAGGAAAACGAGTTGAATAGAGGAAAGCCGGGAAAGGGAGAAAGTCATAGAAATCTCGGGAGGGGAAGTGAAGAAGCGAAACTTGAGGAAGCGAGAGCGGGCATTAATGCTTATGTAAGATCCAGAGGACAGATGAGGGATGGATTTACGTCCGTAGATGGGGGAGCGCTGATTCCAGAAGAACTGCTGACTCCGCAGATGAAGCCGGAAGATGTGGTTGATCTCAGAAATTATGTAAAGATTGTGTCTGTAAATAGCGCGTCAGGAAAATATCCGGTGATTGCGAAGGCTGGAAGCACAATGAATACAGTAGCGGAACTGGCGGAAAATCCAGAACTCGCAAATCCGGAAATTGAAGAAATTGAGTATTCTGTACAGACAAGAAGAGGATATATTCCGATTTCTCAGGAAGTAATTGACGATGCAGATTATGATGTAACAGGTCTGATTAGGGAGGAGATCTCCTCACAAGCACGCAATACAACGAATAAGGATATTGCGGCTGTGTTAAAAAAGGCAACTGCGAAAGAGGTAATAGGGGTAGACGGGCTGAAGGATCTTGTCAATAAAGACATTAAAAAGGTATATGCAGTAGGGTTTTACATTTCCGCCTCTTTGTATGCGGAACTGGACAAGCTGAAAGATAAAAATGGAAGATACCTTCTTCAGGATTCGATCACGGCGGCAAGCGGAAAGCAGTTGCTTGGGCGACCGGTAATCGTTTTGGATGATGATATGATTGGAACAGAAGCGGGAAATCTAGTTGGATTTGTTGGAGACGCAAAAGCATTTTGTGCCTTTTTTGACCGGAAACGCACTAGTGTGGAGTGGATCGATAACCAGATTTATGGAAAGCTTTTAGCAGGGATTATTCGCTACGATGTAGAAAAAACAGATGAAGATGCGGGATTTTATATTACATATAAAAATAGTGCGGAGGGAAACTGATAGACCCGTCAGTAGTTAGCGTTCCACCAGAGACAGATCAAATATATGGGAAACTGGTATCTGAGATGATTAGTAACACTGCCGTCCTGGTTGATGGCAGCGTTACAGGAACGTTGAAATACGTGACGGGCTATACTGGGTTTAACCAAGAAAAGGAGGAAGAACAGGAAGGGTATTTCTTCCCGTTTATGCTTGGAGGAAGCGGTACAACTATGACATTCAAAAAGAATGGAATGGTATCAAAGGAAGCAATTCCGTGGGAGAAAACGAACGTATTCAGAGTGACGCAAGAAGACACATTTACTGTATTAGTAGATGATAATGAAATCGTTACGTTTAACTTTAAAAAAGCCAAATTTGAGGAAGTGGAGGGAGCATAATGAAATATATCGTAATCAAAAAATTTCGTGATTTGCAGGACGATGGACGCATTTATAATGTTGGTGATGAGTATAAAGGAAAAAAGACAAAAGCACGGATTGACGAATTGGCAACGGATAAGAACAGGATTGGAACCCCACTGATTAAAAAAGAAGAGTAATTTATGTGGTGGAGGAAAGAATGTTGAATGAAGAAATCATGCCATTATTAAAAGCGAGACTGGGAATTTCGACAGATGTAAGGGATAAGCTTCTGAAAGCATTGATTGATGGAATCATATCGGAATGTAAAAATACGCATGGGATTGAACTGGATGAGTGGCCGGAGCATATTATGTTTGTTTTGGATTGGGCTACATGGAAATACCAGCATCCGGAGGATGGAACGACACCAAGGAGCATCCAGTACCGACTCAAAAATATGATCATACAAAAGGAGTGCAGGAACGATGAATCTGACTTGGGATGAGGAAGTAATTCTGGTTGGAAATTCAGGCTTCATTGAGGATGAACTAGGGCAGCAGATACCACAAATAAGCGAAAGAACGGTGTCGTGTTGCAGACTTCCGGTATCAGGCGCCGAATTTTATAAGGCAGGTCAAAATGGAATTGAGATTTCAGAGATGCTTACGGTACACCCATATGAATATGGCGGAGAAAACATCGTTATTTTTCAAGGAAGAAAACTTCGGGTGCTTCGGGTATATCGGAAAAATCTGGAAGAATGTGAGCTTTCTTGTACGGAGAAAGTAGGTGATCGAGATGCCGAGAGAGGGGATTCGGCCAGAAAAACTTGCGTTTGAGATCGAAAAGCAGCTAAAAGAATACACCGATGAGATAAAAGAAACAGTCTGGGATATCGCGATGGATGTGTCAGAAGATGCGGTAAAGAGACTGAAAGAAGAAAGCCCTAAGGGAAGGCAGAGTGGGAAATATGCCAAAAGCTGGGCGCGTACTACAGACCGAAATGGGATCATTATTCATGCTGGGAGAGGAGAATATCGGCTGACCCATCTTCTAGAAAAGGGGCATGCATTGAAAAGAGGGGGAAGAAAAGTTGGGAAAAGTCCAGCATATCCACATATTGAAAAGGTGGAGAAAGAGTGTGTGGAACAGTATGTGGAGGAAATAGAAAGGAGATTAGGACAATGACATTGCCAGAGCTGAAAAAAGTGTTGAATACGCTGGGATTGCCGCTGGCATATCTGAAATGGGCTCCGGGCCAGGTACCGGAACTTCCCTACATACTGTATTATGCGGATGAGGATATCGGCTTCTATGCAGACGATGAAGTTTATAATGAGGGGTATGCGGTTACGATCGAAGTATACACAGAAGAGAAAAAGCTGGATTTGGAAGAACAGGTAAAGAAATTATTAAATGAAAACCATCTTGTTTATGAATCTTATGAGGATTATTTGGATTCAGAAGAGATGTTTTTAAAAGCTTATGAAATTAGAATTTAGGAGGAAATTATGCCAGGAGAAGCAAGGAATAAAGTTGAGTTTGGATTAAGAAATGTACATTATGCGGTAATTACAGAAGGGGACGACGGAGCCATTACTTACGGAACACCAACGAAAATTCCAGGTGCGGTGTCCATTACGATGGATAAAAGTGGAGATATGGTTCGATTTAAGGCAGATGATATTGACTATTATACGGCCCCGAATAATCAGGGATACGAAGGTACTTTGACAATCGCCAGGACGCCGGATGAATTTAGAAGCGATGTGCTTGGTGAGGAAAAGACAGATGGAGGTGTGATGATTGAGAGTGCCGATGCAAAAACAAAAAGAATCGCACTGCTCTTTGAGTTCCAAGGGGATGTAAAAGCCACAAGACATCTGTTGTATTATTGTTCTGTTGACAGACCCTCTATTTCAAGTACAACAAAAGACAGTGGGGATCCAAATACGACAGAACTTGCCATTGTAGCTAGTCCGCGGCCGGATAATAATCTTGTCAAAACGAAAACGACAGAGACTACCAAAACACAAATTTATGATAACTGGTATAAAAAGGTATATGAGAAAGAGAGTGAAATAGAATCGGCGTAAAGAGGGAATGGGAGATGTTATTTTTGAAAGGAGTACGGAATGGAGAAAACGGTATATATTGATGAAAAACCAGTACGTCTTAAATCAACTGCGGCATTACCAAAAAGGTATAAGGCACAATTTAGAAGAGATTACTTTGCGGATTTGCTTAAAATTGCGAAAGTATTTGGTTCAGGGGCAAAAAAGAGAGCAGATTTACGCACAATCAGTTTTGACGATTTAAACCATTTTGATATGGATGTATTGTATGATATTGTTTGGACGATGGCGAAATCGGCAGATCGCACAATTCCAGATCCGATGGAATGGTTAGATGGATTTGAAACGTTTCCATTAAAGGAATTGCTCCCTGAAATCAAAGATCTGTTGGAAAATTCCATGCCACAAAGTAAAAAAAAATAAATGATCAGGACTCTTCTGGTGATGAAATGTTCACGGTAGAGTCCTTTTCTTATGTTTGTAAGCAGTGTGGTCTTACTACAGAAGAAATGGAGGAAATGACGATCGGAGATTGTTTGGATTTCATTCAGGAATTTGTGGATAATCAAAAGAAAACAGGGGAGACAAAAGAAAAAGTACGGAAAGCGACACAAAAAGATTTTGATAGCTTCTAAAGGGGTGAACTATGGCAACTAAAAAAATAAAGGGGATTACAATAAAGCTTGGAGCAGATACCAGTGCCATCGATAAAGCGCTTAAAGATATCAATCACACATCCGCTGGGTTAAATACAGAGTTGAAAGAAGTAAATAAACTGCTGAAATTCGACCCAAAGAATACAACACTGATCGCACAGAAACAAGAAATTCTTGCGGATGCGGTCGAAAACACGAAGAAGAAATTAGATGCGCTGAAGCAGGCTCAATCAGAAGTTGAAAAGCTTTTCAAATCCGGAGAAATTGGGATAAATGAATATCGGCAATTTCAAAGAACGTTGGAGGAAACAGAACAATCACTGAAATCTTATAAGCAGCAGCAGGGGAGATTAGAGCAAGAACAGAAAAAATTGGGGGAGAGTACAAAGCAACTCCATACTTTATTGGAAGCAACAGGAAAAAGCCTGGACGAGTTCCAAGATATTTTAGGATCCAAACTAACAAATGCATTGAAAAACGGCACAGCCAACAGTGATGAATTAACGGTAGCAATCAATAAAATCGGGAAAGCAGCCCTGGGATCGGATACAGATCTTGGGAAAATGCGTGACGCACTGAATCAGATTGATGAAGGATCGATCGGCGATGTGCGTAGAGCCTTGGAGGAGCTGTCCAGTCAATCAGAGAAAACGGAAGAAGATCTGAGCAAGATTGGAGAAGGTGTCGCAACTGGAAATCTCTTGGATGCGGCAGATCAGTTTTCCGAAGTTGGGGATAAGGTTCTTGATATAGGAAGCAAGGCTTTGGAAACGTCGCAGGATTTAGAAAATGCTTCAAAAAAAGTAAACGCATATTTCGGAGAAACAGGGGCGGCAGCGCAGGAAAATGCAGATATTATCAAAAGAGTGTATGAAAGTGGTGTAGGAGGCTCTCTCGAAACCGTGGCAGATGCGGTAGTAGCTGTAAAGGAGAACCTGGAGGGCTTGGACAACGTAAGTCTTGAAAAAATAGTATCGCAGGCGGTCACACTGGAAGAAATCTATGGAATAGATATGAATGAATCTCTCCGTGGTATTAACGCTCTAATGGAGTATTTTGGACTGGACGCCCAAAAAGCAATGGATCTTCTTGTATCGGGGACACAGAATGGACTTGATAAGACAAACGAGCTGGGAGATAATCTGTCAGAATATTCCGGGAAATTTGCGGAAGCAGGATATTCGGCAGAGGAATACTTTCAGTTATTGGAGAATGGACTGGATGCGGGTGCTTACAATCTGGACAAGGTCAATGACGCAATCAACGAAGTGACGACAAGGATTGCGGATGGGACGATCGAAGACTCCATGTCTAAAATTGATGAAAAAACAGGGGAATTGGTAGAAGGAACGGGAGGATGGAGTAAGTCCGTCGAAGACGTGTTTAAAAAATGGCAGAATGGTGAAGCCACACAAAAACAAGTAATAGATGCAATTGTTCAAGATATTCAGAACACAGAAAATCAACAGGAGAAATTAAATAAATCGGCTCTTGCTTTTGGAACAATGGCGGAAGATGGAAGTACCAAATTTGTATCTGCCCTTACCACTGTAGGGGACAGCTATACAGATATAAGCGGGAAAGCTGCCCAGATGCAGAAAGAAACAACCACCTCCGCACAGGAGATGGAAAGTGCGGCCAGAAGAATCCAAGACGCTTTCGCTCCAATTGGTGGGGATCTGGTGGATATTCTAACACCGGCGCTGGAAGTCCTGGCAGAGTTAGCGGAGATGTTTTCCAGTCTGCCAGAACCAGTGCGAAATTTTGTCGAAATTTTTGGTGGGATTGCGGCGGTAGTCGCTGTGATTACACCGATTATAGGGGCAATTACTATATTGAATGGTGCGCTTGTAACTCTCGTGGGAATAGGATTGGCACCGGTATTGGGAATTGTCGCGGCGGTTTCAGCAGCGATTGTAGGAATTATAGCTGTCATAAAAAATTGGGGAGCTATTACAGATTGGTTGTCAGAAAAATGGGGATCGTTTAAAGAGTGGATTTCCGGACTTTGGGAAAGTATTGTAGAATCGGCATCTGAGACATGGGAAGGAATTAGGACATTTTTTTCCGACTTGTGGACAGGTATTTCAGATACCGCATCTGGAATTTGGACGGGAATGTCGAATACAGTAAGGAATATCTGGGAAGGGATTGTCACGTTTTTTCAAGAGGTATGGAATCGGATTTATAATGTAATTGCAGTACCATTAAACCTTATCAAGGGAATCATAGAAGGCGTTATGTATGCTATTTATGCGGTTATTTATACGGTTTGGGAAGTAGTTAGAATAACACTCCAAAATGTATGGAACGGAATCAGCAGTATGGCAGCAGCGATTTTTGTACCGATTGCACAGTTTTTCACAGGAGTGTGGGAAGGAATATCTTCTACGGCCGCAAGTGTATGGGAAACAATCACGGGAACGTTGAGTGGCGTGTGGAATGGGATCAAAAATACAGCAGGAGAAATTTTTACACAGGTCAGAGACTTCTTTTCGGGAATATGGAACAAGATCAAGACATCAGCTTCGGACGTATGGAATGGGATCAAAAGTACACTGGGAGGAATTTGGGACAGTATATATGGAAAAGCGAAGGACGCCTTTGGGAAGATATTTTCTTTTATCAAGGATGGTTTCCGGAATTTGAAAAATACGATTGGGGATATTGTGAAAGGAGTGGCAAATGCCATCATTTCACCAATTGGGAGCGCCGTGAATGGTGTGATTTCTGGAGTAAACTGGATCTTGGACAAGGTAGGATCAAAAAAACAGTTTGCCAAGTGGAAAGTGCCGAAGTTTGCAAGAGGGACAGGAGGACTGAAAGAAGATACGATTGGCGTTGTAAACGATCAAAAAGGAAGCATTTATAAAGAAATGATTGTACCTCCACATGGAGATCCGTTCATTCCGGAGGGCAGGGATGTTGTTTTGCCGATGGAAAAAGGAACGAAGATTCTTCCTGCGAAAGAGACCAAGTCATTTCTTGAAGAACTCCCGCACTTTGCGGATGGAATAGGAGAATGGTTTAATGGGGCCTGGTCAACAGTGAAAGATATCGCGGGAACTGTGTGGGATTATGTGACACATCCAGGGGATCTGGTAAAGGCTGTAGTGAACAAATTTGTTAAATTTTCGGATGCTTTGGAGCCGGGATTATCTATCGCAAAAGGGGTTGTGAATACGGTTTTTGATTCTGTAACGGGGTTTGTAAAAAAATTATTTGAAACAGAAAGTCCGTCTGTAAAATATAATCCATCAGCGGGGGTGGAACAATGGAGAAGTTTGGCGGCAAAGGCTTTAAGGATGACAAATCAATACTCTGAGGCGAATCTAAATAGATTGTTGATGCAGATGCAAACAGAATCAGGTGGAAACCCGAACGCAATTAATAACTGGGATATCAACGCCAAAAGAGGGACACCCTCCAAAGGATTAATGCAGGTCATTGACCCTACATTTCGTGCAAATGCAATGCCGGGATATGATAAAAACATTTACGATCCACTTTCAAATATGTTGGCTGCTATCAGATACACTGTAAGAAGATACGGTAGTTTAGCGAGAGGATGGAAAGGACATGGGTATGAAAATGGAGTCGGGGAAATTAATCTCGAAAATCTGTTTTCTGTACCTGTACTTGATGTTTCTTGGTTCAAAGAGGGAGGAATTTTGACAAAACCGGCTGCTTTTCCGATGGGGAATGGAAGAATGGGCGTTGCCGGAGAGGGAAAGGAAGCAGAAGCGATTACGCCGATATCGAAGTTAAAAGATTATGTGAAAGATGCGGTTGGGGAAGTATTAAGTGATAAAGAATTTCATATTACGATACATCTGGAACAGAAGATTGATAAAAAAACCTTGGCGAGAGAGTTGATACCAATTTCAGTACCACTTACGAAGCAGTATCAGACGAGAAAAAATAGGTTAGGGGGTGTGAGAGAAAATGGGGCTTCTAAAAGCTATATTTAACGAAAAAGAATTACCGATTATGATCACCAAAGTCAATCGTAATATCACGCCATCCTTTACAAATGAAACGGTTTCCATTGGAAGTGCAAAAGGAGAAATTTTTCAATATAATGTGTACAAATCAAAACAGATTGAGATTTCATATCAAATCTATAATCGACGTGCGGAATATTTGGTGAATTTTAGAAGAGGTCTATCTGCTCTGATTTACACAGATGAGCCTAAAAAACTAATTTTCAGCGACGAACCTAATATTTACTACAATGCTATTTTGGATGGAGAGCAGACATTAGAGGAAGAAGAATATAAAAGCTCAGGGATTCTTCGATTTTTGATCCCGGACGGAGTAGCCCATTCAGTTGCTGAGAAAACCGCGGAGAATTATGGCAGTAATCAGATCACTCTGGAGAATAATGGGACAGAGTCGGTTCCTATTAATATCAAAACCACCATGAAGTCAGATAACGGTTACATCGCGTTTACCCTGGGAGACCGGTTCTACCAGATCGGGAAACCGGAAGAGGTAGACGGAAAGCATTATGAGGAGTCGGTGAAGCTGTTTGATGACCACTTATATGAAGATAAAGGGTGGTTAGTAAACCAGGGGATCACCCCACCGGTTACATCTGAGCGGTTGCAGAATGGTGTTGTTAAATATGTAAAAGAGAGTACCAATGAAGGGTATGCGACGACAAAGGACTATGGAAGTGGAAATTCTTGGCATGGGGCATCCCTTACCAAAATAGTTCCGAAAGATGTAAATAACAAATATCCGGTCAACTGGAAAGTTGCGTACCGTTTTGACTTTAATACGGATGGGGCTGTTTTCAAAGGTGTACAAGTTGGACACACTTCGGTGACGATGATCGATGAAAATGACGACATTATCTGTTCTATTATTTTTGAAGATACTTCTCCGGTAAACGAGTATTATTACATGGCGGTATTTATCGGTAATAAAAATGTATGGCATACGGACAGTACATTCCCAATGGCAAAAAAAGGAGTTACAGCAAGAGGAGATTATGGTCCTGCTGTTACAGCGGAAAAAATAGGAAACCAGGTTACGATCCGGTTCAATAATTTCGGTATCTGCAAAACGTTTTATGTAGATAACCCGGAGGTGGAGCTGAGAAAAATTACATGGTATGGGGCAGCTTATAAAGATCACTTTCATACCGAAAACAATGTGTTGCGCGCGCTTCATGTGATAAAGCATAATGTCGATCGGTATGAGGATATCCCGAACTATTTTTCCAATGGAGATATTGTAGAAATAGACGGGGCATCCGGAAGTGTTTATATTAATGATGCTTATGATACGGATGTGGCGGATATTGGCAGTCAGCCGCTTCTTCTCCCTCCGGGCCAGCATACATTGGGAATCATTACATCCAGTTTTGCGTCCGTACCGGATGTGGAAGTTACATACCAAGAGAGGTGGATTTAATGCAATGGTTTATTATCGGACGGGATATGCATGTGCTGTGTACCCCGTCCACAGATTTGCCGCAGACACTTCCCATTGATGACAGCGGGGATAGTCTGGGACAGGAGATCTCTATCACAAATAACAGTGCGGTGGGGACCTATGATTTTACGACGGATCCCCGGCATCCGGATTCCGTATATATCACGGAGGGAAATTATATTGCGTTCCGGGATAAGTATGGCAAGGATCGGCTGTATACAATCATGTCTATCGAAGGAGATGAAGAATGGACCGTTCATTGTGAGGATATTGGATTGGATCTGATCAATGAGTATGCCGTTCCGTGGGATTATACAGCAAGATCCATTGAAGATACACTGAGCGTAGTGTTGCACGATTCCGGCTGGGAAATCGGAATCAATGAAGTGTCAAGCTACAAACGGGCGACCAAATTCGAGGGGACTACAGACAGCCAGCTCACCCGGATTGGGGATGTGTGTAATCAGTTTGACGCAGAGTGCGAATTTGCCATTGAAATGAAAGGCGCAAAGGTGACAAAGCAGGTCATCAACATTTACAAGACACTGGGGGAAGATAAGACCCAGCAGCGCTTCATCGATAATATCAACCTGATCTCCCTGTCCCGGTCCGGGAGCATCGAGGATCTGAT